CAACAATAATCATAAATTCAATTACCAATAATTTAATTCAAACAGGTAGTACGATAACGATACAACCTTTAAATATTAATTTATTAGTTACGGGACAAGTGTCAGGAACTATTGGAGGTGTGGGTGTTTATAACATTACACCCGGATTCACCTCAAATACAACTACGTATAATTTTACGATTGGTAGTTTTGTACAAATATCTAACGTCAGTTTAAATTCATTAACAAATGGTATAGTTTTAAGTGGTTCGTCTTATCCATACCCATTAACGTTAGGAAACCAAATTAGTGGAATAACAAATTCAAATGGATTATACAAAGTTAATAATGTTGTTGGATTTACGTCAGAATTCCTTGTTCTAAACCCACCACTACAAGTTAATTCAATTGATGGAAATGTTTTGGTGAATGGATCAATCATTAATGGGCCTTTATTAAATGGGAATGTTACCATAGGAAATCAAATTTCAGGAACGACAGGTGGTATTGGTTTGTATGTTATAGGAACAGGGCAAACCCCAACAACATCCGCATTTGTCGTACAAAATAGTTATATTCAGGGAATACCATCATCCTCAATCCAAAGCAACTTAGATAGTGGTAAAATATTAATGATGAACACTACTAACTCAACGATTTATGAAACGCCAGGTTTTGATCCATCAAATCCGGCAAGAACGATGAGAGTTTCGCCTTGGTCTGTTGTTGTTTCATCATCAACAGAACCAAACTTTTGTTATGTTATGCCGTCATTCGGTACTAATATAAATCAAACTAAAGACGAAGCATTTAAAAATGGGACAATGCGTGATGAACTTTCGGGTAATAACGCAATGTTTAATGGATCGGTTAGGTTATTCTGGAACGCACCTCAATACGGATGGTTTGATAACTCAAAAGTTGTTAAGAATGATCCCGAAACATATCTTAAAAAGATATTGAATGAACAAAAAGATCAACAAAATTTTATCATTAGTGGAGATAAAAATGATTACACTGACTTCCAAGAATTATTCACAACATTCAATACTAAAACTTTGGATTATTTTGAGTCTGAGTTCTTAAACTTTAGTAGATCAATTTATGATTTTGTTGATACCTTACCAACTTCATTAACGGCACAAGAGTTTGGTTTAGGGTCTAATAGAAAAATTACCTCCATTGAGGAAGATGAAAAGGTATTTAAAAACTTCCAAACATTGTCAAGACAATTATTTAAGGTTAGCGCCCCAACAGGTACATCACCAGAAACAAAATTGTCAAGTTTGATAACCAATCAAAATGAAACGTTCCAAAACGTCCTATCATCCTTTATGAATTACGATGTTGTGTTTAAATATGGTAATCCATCGGAGTTTAATAAAAGATTATTCTATACATTCTCAACTAGATTTATTGAGGATCCAATTATTTATGGTTCGTATTTCCCTGGATCTCTGCCGACACAAGGTGGTGGAGTAACATTGGCTCAATCTAAACTACAAAACCCAAAAACTTGGGAAGCGTTAGAATATTATGTTGGTAAATCAAGTATACCAAAATTAGAGTATACGGACAACGGATCATTTATTACTGACTTCTTTGTTGATTTGAATGTCCTATTTAATGAAAAGAACGTTAAAGAATTTGCTCCGCTTATTAAGATATATGCAACTCAAAAGTTATCAAACCCTAATTTAAATTACACCAGTTTCTATGGTTTAATGGATGATTACATAACCGAATCGGACAATTATATTAATAATGTATTAAATGTAATGTTACCTGCGGTTAGAAAACAATTACCAAATGTGTTCATTACAGGGGATGATGCAGCAAACAGAGCACCTTTAGAGGCAGGTTTCACAGAGCAAACAAGAACAGAACTTTGGGATACATTTAAAGCGTTAAACGACAGTTGGATTGCGGGATTTGATTTTGAAAGTAAAACACTATTTGAAGATGTAATGTTGGTTGATAGAGCCAGCCGAAATGTGGGGGACAAGATATTAGTAGACATATTCCAAATTATGGATCTTATAGACAGTGGTCAATATAAGAACACTCTACTTGATATGGTAACAACAATATTAGTTCAAAACAACTTCCAACACTTTATGTTACCGGCGTATGTTAATTTCTATAATGTACAGGACGCTCAGAAAAACCCAACACCAAGACCTGACGGAAGTTTAGAATTTGGTAACACATTATTTGGGACATTCCTTAATGTTGACTATAGAAATAGTTCACCAAAGTTTCTTTGTTATTACGCAAATAAACCAAGTGAACACTTGGATATGAAAGATAATATTGATTATAGATACAGGGATGATGCGTTTGATTTGAGAAGAGCGAGTGATAATCCTTTAATTGAAAATCAAATAGATAAACAAGATTGGGCTAAATCAAATAAGGTTGTTGGGTTTAATGTTGATATGACAAGACAAAACCAACAGATATTTAAATCATTTAGTGTGTCCCAAGATCCTGGTAAACCAACATCAGAGTCACTTGAAATGTTAAATCAAATGTCTAACTTGGATAAAAACAGAAGATCAACAACACAATCTGTGTCACTTTACAACCTATATAAAAATAGAAGTTACGCTTGTTCTGTTGATATGATGGGAGATGCGTTAATTCAACCAATGATGTACTTCAACATTAGAAACATACCTATGTTCTCCGGACCATATATGATTACAAAAGTAACCCATAGTGTAAGTGAGAACGGATTTGAAACTCAATTTGAGGGAACAAGACAACCATTCTATAGTTTACCAAGAATAGATAATTTCGTTCAAACACTTAACGTAAAGATTTTATCAACTATTGAAAGTAAAATTCAAGAAAGAGAGACAAAATTAAGAGAGGGGTCTGATAACATACAATTCCAAAGAGACAATGTTATTGCGAATATCCAATCACAAGAAACATTAACTAAAAACCAAGATTGTCAAACAAATATTAATCCAAAGTATTTCCAATACACAGCAATTGATAACCCAACTCAAACAAGTCAAACAACAAAAGAATTATTTAATACTATTGTTGAGGTATTAAAGAGTAATAACGTTGGTGAAATAACGGGTAAGACATTCCAACAGTATACGGTTTTATTATTTACGTTTATATTTGTTGACACTGGAAATTCATCTAAAATAATTGGATACGAAAATAACTATTCAACAATAAACCTGAAAGAATTTTACGGTCCATCGTTTACTACTTACATAAATAAGAAGTTCTACTGCGTAAAAAGAGGTAACGACAAAAACTTACCTGTGGCTAGTTTTACCTCTTTTAAAAGTTTTATTGAGTTTGCGTTTAATAGAGTTATAAATGTTTTAAGTAATGTTTTATCCGACCTTAATAACGGAATGAGCGATGAAAAGGCATTTGCAAAACAATATGTTTTAAATTACCCAATAAATCAACCACCTAATGTTTATACAAGTTTGGTTGAAACAGATCAAATACAACTTATTGAGGCTGAATTTAAGAAAGCCATTGATGTTTATAAATCAATACAAACTTTCACAACTAATTGATATTTATAATAAAAAAGAACTATGAACACAAAACTAATATTAGATAACTACTTGGGTAAAAATACAAGAGTTTCTGAAAAGGATATGGGTGACGGTACAAAACAAGTTTGTGACCTTGACACTGGTGATTGTTATACAGTTAGAATGAAAGACGGTCTAATTGAAAGAGTTGACAACACAATGAAGACATTTAAAAAAATACAAGTAGAGACCAATAGAGGCATAAAAACATTATTAAATGGTTAAAATGACATTAGACGAAAAAATATTAAACGAAATATCAAGATATAATTTTATTAATAATTATATAACGGAACAAGAGATTCCCCCACCACCGGCAGATCCTGCGGCGGGAGCGATTCCACCACCTGAAGGGGCGCCTGCAGACCCTGCGGCACCAACACCACCTGCGGCTCCTGAACCAGATTCAACACCTATTGATGTTGCAAATGACCCCGATGTTGAGGTAGTTGGTGATGAAGGTGAGGGTGAAGGTGAAATTGAGGAGTTAGATATTACTGACTTAGTTGACTCACAAAAAACAATGGCAGACAAACAAGAGGAATATTTTGAAAACCTATTTAATCAAATTAAAACTATGGAAGATAAATTATCTGAAATGGATAATTTGGTTTCTAAATTAGATGGTTTGGAGGTTAAGATTGAAAAATATAGACCTAAAACAGCTCAAGAAAAATTAGAATTGAGATCGCTTGATTCTGGACCATTCAAACAAAATTTAGCGGACTTCTTTAAAGATAAAGAAGGTGAAATGGAAATGACCGGTAAAAACGAGTATGTTCTAACAAAAGACGAAGTAGAAAACTTTAGTCCATCTGAAATTGAAAAAACATTTAACGAACCGATGGAAGATGAAGACGACATTCTACTTAACAGATATAATTCATAAGTTTTAAGGTCGGTAAATCCGACCTTAAACATTTTTTTGGCGACACTATTTGACTATAACTTTTTATACAACTATAATTTTAACATAAACCTTTAATTTTTTTTACAAATGGCGACAAATGTTTTAGACGCAGTACTTGCACAGTACGAACAATCAACACAGAGCAGCACTAATAGCGGTTCTAAAATGTCTTCAGAAGACCGAATGAAGAAATACTTCGCAGCTCTTTTGAAAGACAATGAAAAACAAGGACAGAAACGAGTACGTATTCTTCCTACAACAGACGGATCTTCTCCGTTCAAAGAAGTATGGTTCCACGAAATCAATGTGGACGGTAAATGGCAAAAATTTTATGATCCGGGAAAAAACGACAACGAGCGCTCACCTTTAACTGAAGTTTATGAAGAACTTATGTCAACAGGTAAAGAAGCGGACAAACAATTAGCTACACAATACAGATCACGTAAATTTTATATTGTGAAAGTTATTGATCGTGAAAACGAAAATGACGGTGTTAAATTTTGGAGATTTAAACACAACTACAAACAAGAAGGGATCCTTGATAAAATCATCCCAATTTGGAAAGCTAAAGGTGATGTAACCGATCCTGATAAAGGACGTGACTTGATTCTTGAGTTGACCAAAGCAAAAACTCCAAAAGGTACAACATACACAGTTATCCAAACTATTATGTATGATGATCCATCCCCAATTTCAGAAGAAGAAACTCAAATGTCTGAGTGGGTTGGTGATGAGTTAACTTGGGAAGACGTATATTCTAAAAAACCTGTTGAGTATCTTGAGGCGATTGCTCGTGGTGAAACTCCACGTTGGGATTCTGAAAAAGGTGGATACGTTTATTCTAATAACGAAACCTCAGAATTTTCTATGGGTGGAACACCAAAACAAGAGGTAAAATCAATCAATGAAGTTGCCGATCCACAGATTGACGCTGAGATTGACGAAGAGTTACCATTCTAATTTTAATCAAACAAATGTAACGGGAGCAGTTTATTGTTCCCGTTTTTTTGTCTATATTTTATAGTAGAAATACTAAAAATTATTATATATGGCACTTAAAAAAACTGACTTTAGTTCGTTGAAGAAAAA